TGGTGCCTTGGGTACCGCTTGTACCGCTAGTGCCTTCTGTGCCGCTAGTGCCTGACGAACCGCTAGTGCCAGTGGTGCCGCTAGTGCCATTCGCGCCGCTAGTGCCTGACGAGCCACTGGTGCCTTCAGTACCGCTTGTACCGCTAGTGCCTTCTGTGCCGCTAGTGCCTGAAGAACCGCTAGTGCCAGTGGTGCCGCTAGTGCCATTTGCACCGCTGGTGCCTGACGAGCCGCTAGTGCCTTGGGTACCGCTTGTACCGCTAGTGCCTTCTGTGCCGCTAGTGCCTGACGAACCGCTAGTGCCAGTGGTGCCGCTAGTGCCATTTGCACCGCTGGTGCCTGATGAGCCGCTGGTGCCCTGTGTACCGCTTGTGCCGCTAGTGCCTTCTGTGCCGCTGCTGCCTGATGAGCCGCTGGTGCCAGTTGTTCCGCTAGTGCCATTCGCACCGCTTGTGCCTGACGAGCCGCTAGTGCCTTGTGTACCGCTTGTACCGCTAGTGCCTTCTGTGCCGCTGCTGCCTGATGAGCCGCTGGTGCCAGTGGTGCCGCTAGTGCCATTTGCGCCGCTGGTGCCTGACGAGCCGCTGGTGCCTGACGAACCACTTGTTCCGCTACTTCCACTTGTCCCTGAAGTTCCACTTGAACCTGGGCGACCAGCTAAAGAAAATATCCAGCTATTACTAACTCCTTCTTCTAAGTAATCATCGGATAATACTGTTAAATTCTGATTTAGAAAACTAGTAATTACCCCCTCGATCCGAGTACCATTTATAGTGCTTTGCACTCTAATCCTATCTCCAACCACAAAAGCAGTTTCAAAACTATTTAAATTAGTTGTAAAATTTATTGGCCCAAGAGTACCATTTATAAAATCTTGAGACGTTAACCCATCATAACCTAGACCATCATTTCCTGAAGTGCCAGAAGAACCACTGGTGCCTGACGAGCCACTTGTGCCAGTTGTGCCACTAGATCCACTAGTGCCAGCAGTTCCACTTGAACCGCTTGTACCACTTGTGCCGTTTATGCCACTGGTCCCACTTGTTCCTGATGTCCCGCTTGTTCCTGAAGAACCGCTCGATCCACTTGTACCGTTTGTTCCACTAGTACCATTAATGCCACTTGTTCCAGAAGTTCCGCTACTGCCATTTCCAATCACTTGATCAACCTCAATAATTTCAGTAGGCGGGCAAACTCCAGTTGAAGTCTCAACAATTTCAACCGCACCACAAACTCCTGAAACTATAACTTCTACAGTTACGTCTGGCATATTAGGATAGTGTTGAGATATTAGTATCTACTGATACCGTTCCTTTTAATATTTTTTGAATTGTTCCATCAGCATACTTTACAAGAACATCATACTTCAAAGGACCAGGATGAAGAGCGGCAGTTTGTGCCGCGCTCAACGTAAGTTTAATTAGACCGGAAGCTGGGGTGACTTTGGTTACTGTGAAAGTTGCGATATTTGGAAAGTAATAATCCTGCTTAATCTCTGCATCAATTGTGGCGTTCGTGACATCAATAGCTGTTCCAGTATCATTCTTCAAAGTTAAGACTAAACAGAAGTCCACATTCCTTTCGATTGAAATATTGTAGGTGGAGGCAGGCATGGCGGCTAATACAATTTACACAAAAAGCGCACCATAAAAGATGCGCTTTTGATTTTTAATTTTAATTAAATTAAAGCTAAACTCCAGTTGCTAAAGTATTCAAAACTTCGCCAACCATATTCTTAGCGACAACTTGAACAGGCTTGCCTTGATAAGAGTTGTAAGCATGAACTAATCTATTTAATTCAGCACCGTGATCTTTAGACAAGATAACAAACTGTTTACTAACTTCGTTGCCATTCAAGAAAGTAACGGAAGAATCTTCGTCACGAATTGAAACGACGTTGTTAGTTGGAGTTGAGCTTCCAATTGTCTTAATTGCATTTCGCGACTTCTTCTTGTAATAATGCATCAAATAAAGGTGCTTGAGGATGTTTTGCTCCTCTAGTCCCAGATCAGTAGAAGCGCCGCTATAATCTGTGTATATAAGACTGTTAAGCTCACCAAGGTTGGCTTGTAGCCAACCAGAAATCATACTGATGTTAGTCTCACCAGTATCAGCGTCGAATTCGTAATAAAAAATTCCACTAGCTATTTCTTGGATATTAGCCATTTAAAACTTTGTTTAATTCTTCTCTCTGTTCATCAGAGAAAACTTGTTTAGTTTGCGGCTGAGGAACGAAATAACCTCTGCTCGCAACATTTTGCGTGTCAAATTGACGAAGCAGTCTTTGCTTTAAATTGGGCCTGCTGCCAGCAGGATCAATTTTTAATTTATTTGCAAGACTTTGAATTTGACGGTCAGACATAGTATCCAAATTCTCTTCAAAAATTTTACGATTAGCAGTGCCAAAAATATTAATTTCAGTGATACCTAGGGTCTTTTCTAGCTGCCGAATCTTGTCCCTGTATTCGGGCGAGTTCTTATCTTTTATAGAATTAATTTCATCAATTAAATTGGCTTTCTTAGGAGCCTTACTTTGTCCAGTAGAGATTTCCATATAAGATAATACTCTTTATTTTACACTTTTCTATGTTATAGAGAATAAAAAAACCCGCCCCTTTCGAGGCGGGTTTTTGATAAACATTAACCTTAGACGATCTTGCCTACGAGGGCGCGGGTATCGAGGATGATACGACCCTCTTCCATCGAGCCGAAGTAGCCGATCTTGTTCTGACGGATGCTGTACTGGTCGTCAGCAACGAGGGTGAACTCGGCGCTAGAATCTGGATCAGTAGCAACAACACGGAGCAGGGACTCACGGGAGCGGTCGATACCAACAAGGATCTCTTCGGTCGCACCATCGAACGCGGCAGCGCCAGTGGAACCGTCAGCCTTAGCGAAGGTGTCGGAGCCAGCAGCAGTGTCGAAGATGGTGTTGAACTTCTGACCTTTACCCATCTCGCTGAACTCAAGGATAGATACGCCGTAGAAGCTGGGGATACCAGCGCTGTTGTATACGGCCATACGCATCTCGTCAGGAGCAGCGATGCCGTTCTCGCTGCCGTTACCAGCAGAAGAGACGGAGGGCGAGCCCTTGACATTGATTGGGTTGTAGGCCATAGCGCGGATCTGCTCAACGATCTCTGGCGAAACCAGAAGATCGCTCAGACCACCGCGAGCGCCGCCAGCAGGGGTACCCTTGGCAAAAGAGGTGTTGATACGCTTGCCGAGGGTGAGGAGTTCGTTCAGGTCAGCCAGCAGGAAACGACCAGCGGCATTGGCACGTTGAACGTGATCCTTGCCATTGGTAGCAGCGGTAGCGAGAACTGACATTACGAGGTTAGCAGAGGTGCGCTCTTGCTTCAGGAGGATTTCCTGAGCCATACGGGTGAAGGTCTTAGCGACAACATCCATACGATGCTTGGCGGCGTACTTACGGTCGAACGAAAGTGCGCTGTCAAGGCTGTAGGTGGTGATCTTCATCTCCGATACGGTGGGAAGAACCTGATTGGTGGGCAGACCGCCAGCTACTGACTGCGAGAATACAGTGATGTAGTCCTCGTCATTGATGTCGAAGTAGAGGTCGAGTGGGATGCTGGGATTATCGTCAGCGTTGAAAGGCAGGGTGGTGAACAGGTTGCTCAGTGTAGGAGCATTGTTTACAACTTCTGCGAGAACGGGACCGATAAATTCAGCGAGGGCGACTTGAGCATCATAAGCAACGGTGCGATTACGGCTAGCCATTGCTTTAATAAGCTCAAGTTGTTCTGGAGTGCGCTTTAAGGTGATTTTCATTTAGATAGTTCCTTTCTTATTACATGCGCAGACCAACTACGGCGAAGATGCCAGAGAACTGGTCATTGAGGTTTGCAGTTGAGGTGAGGGGTGAGCGCGAGCCAGTGCCGAGAATGACGCCGAGCTTGCCGTCATCAGTGTGGGCGCAGCCAGTGACTTTGCCGCTGTTAGCGGAAAGCTTGAAGCCAGAACCAACAGTGAGGGCGCCGTCGATGGCCGAGGGGCCGAGAGTGAAGACGCCGCGAGTAGCGACTGGAACGGCTTGGCCGGGCAGTACGCACATAAGCTCTTCAGCCTTTTGGCGGTAATAGAGAAGTTTCTCACCGTTCTCATCAAACTTTGCAGTTTGACGGAGGGTAAGACCAAGGCAGTTAGTCAAGTCGCCAGAGGCGGCAGGAGTAACCTTCAGATTAACCTTGGGATAGGAATTAGCCCCAATGAAGGGGTAGTCAGTTTTGCCGAGGTAAGAGTCGGTAGCGTAAGATACTGGGTCGAGGTCAAAGTTGCCAGCGGAAACTTTAACGAAGACACCAGCATCGCCGCCGCCAACGCCAGTTACGTTCTCGTTGACGGAGCCGTCAACAAGGGCGTACATGTTTACCACATCATGTTCGTCGTATTGACGGAATGGTAGAAGACGATTTGCCATATAGTTATCCTTTAATTTGGTTTACAGTTAATTTTTATTATTTGGAATAGCTTACGCTAATATTTTCGCGGGAGAAAGCTTTTGCAAACTTCTCACGGAGACTGGGTTCGCCAGAGATCTTGCTATCTGGGGCGGTGTTTGTCGCTTTAGCGCTTTCGAGAGCGGCATCGACATCGGGCTTCTGCTCTTCAACTTTAACCTCTGCGGTTACAGTAGAAGCTTTGCTGACTTCCTTGAGACGAGCCTCGACTTGCTCAGAAATCTTCTTCTCGATTTCGGCCTGTTGAGCTTTGATGGCCTCTTTGTTCTTATGCTTCCAAACAACATTGAACTTCTCTTTGTAAGAAGCGAAAGCCTCTTCAGAAGCGTCAAGAGCTTGGACTTCACCGATAACCAGCTTGCGGTCTTCGTCAGAAAGATCGAAAGCAGAATCAAGTTCAGCTACGCGAGCGTTTTGGCGAGCAAGAGCTTGCTCTTCAGCTTGAACTTTCTTGATCTGGTTAAGCTCTTCTTGAGTCTTGGAAAGCTCCGACTTGATGTTTTCTACGGAGGCGACAGTCTCTTTGTAAAGCTTCTCGGCTTGCTCTTTAGCGTTTTTCTCTGCGGACAGAGACTCGCGATACTCTGCGTCCTTTTGCTTGATAGCGTCTACGAATTGGCTAGTCATCGAAGCGACAGCCTCTTCACCAAACTTTTTTTCCAAAAGGGCAGACTTAAGTTCTGAAATAAGTTTTTCTAAGTCCATATGGTTTATATTTTTTACATTTTTTATCACTGAAATGGAATTTGATTTTTTATTCGTCAAAAAGGCGGCAACTTCTTGTTGAAAATCAGCAGAAGACTTTTCTGTTTCTATGTCTTGATTTTCCTCCTCTTTATCGTCTTCCTTATCGTCCTCAGAGTCTTTGAGCGAGATGCTTGCATCATTATCAAAAGCGACGACACCATTGACTTGTGCTGCCGGATTGGTAGTGAAACCGCCGCCAAGAGGATAAATCTCTCCAACAATTAAACGATAGATTGGAGTGCCGTCATTCATTTTGCCGCTACCACCTTTGGCTTTTAAAAACTGAGAAAGCTCTTGAACTTGGGCCGCGTCTGTAACAATCTCCGCTTCTTTAAGCGATTGGCTACCGACTGCTAAGTAATAGCTACTAAAACCAATTTCCCAGCTTGCAGAGATGGCGTTGTTAAACTTGTCGTTCTTGTCAGAATTGCGTAACATCAGCGATGTAAAGGACTTATCAACAGTTCTGTAGATAACACCTGCAACTGAAAGATAAATTGGATCAAGGGTTTGAGCGGCTTCATCGTCGCTCATAAACTTGTTATCTTTAAAGTCATTAAACGAATAATTAGTAATATGCCCGACAACTCTCTTTTTGTTATGCTCGATATTGAGATACTTGTGCAGGAATCTTTTGGCGATCTTCGAAGCGGTAGCGCCCGAAATGCCGTCGCCATTGTTGTTGATCATATTCGGGACAGCAAGATTGAATGAAACCCCAAGTAAGTCTGGGTTATTCTCTACGTCGATATTGGGTGAAAGTTTTTTTAACTCGTCTAACGAAGCTTTGGAAAGTAGTGGAAAATCTGTGTCCCCAAGTTTATGACAGGCAAAAGAAATCCCGTCTAATCTTGTTTTGTATTTAAAAGACATATATTACTTTACAGCAGAATGATAAAAAATTGCCGCAGAATATTCTTCTAATAAAAATTCATCCGCAGTCTGCGAAACTTGGGGCAAAGGCTTCAGTTTCTCAATTTCATCAAGATCAGCCATACACTTTTGCAGGGTTGGAACCCAGTTCTGTCTGTCCGAAGAGGCTACAACTTTCTTGCATAGATCTACAACACTCTGCTTTTGCTGCTTTGACAACTTCTTTACCTTGAACTTATTAGCAACAAAGTCTTCTGAGGCTTTCATAAAAGCATCAACCTCATAAACAACTGCTTGAATATCTTTGCGCGAAGCTTGGTTAGGAGTGCCCAAGGGTCTTCCGGCAACGCCATTAGTTGGGGCTGCGGTAGGAGTAGCTGGAGCATCAGAAGACATAACTGGAACACCACCAACAATTGGATTATAGTGACCTTTTTCTCTCTCAGAAAGGAACTGCTCCTGCGCGGGCGCGAGGGCGCGCGCGTCCGGCAATTTACCTGTTTGAATAGCTTCGATACCTTGCTCTGGAGTAAGGATAGAAAGCTCCATCAAGCGAGAGATCGTTCTCATATACTGAGTCTCGTCCTTCAAGTCGATCTCGGTAAACTTAGCTGTAGGATAAGCTCTGAATCCCAGATCCTTTGAAATGCGGATAATTTCAGGCTGGAGAACATCATTCAGGAAAGAGTTTCTCGCTTCTTTCAAACGCTCCATAAAGAAGCTAATCTTTGCATTTTGACCATTATACTTCTCCTCTCCAAGCAGCACATTCATTAAGCCCTCTTTAATATCTTGATTCAAGATCTTATATTTCTCTTCGCCCACCACCTTTTTAAGATCAGGAATAACAAACTCGGCTCTTGTGGTATAGTCAGAAACCAGAACGCGACCAACACTTTCGCTCATGAAAAGGTTTTGCATTGCCGTCATATTGGCAGGATTAATTCCGCCCTTATCTGGCTCCGCACCCATCGTAATCAAAAGAATAACGTTTTCGACGGTACGGGAAATCGCTTGATCGATATGCTTTAGTTCGATCTTTGCGTTGACATCTTCTAAAACAGGATAGGCGAAGGGAATGGCGAAAGGCTCGTAATCTTGTTTTTTGTAAAAAGAATAAAGCAAATATTGAGGATCGAGCTTCATCTTTAACCCGTCTCTAAAATACTGCTTGCTCTTTATCTGCTGCTGAACTTCTGGAGGAAACCCTTTTAGAAGCTCAACGTCAGCGTCATCTTTTGGGTTCTTCAGCCTCTCAAGTTCATACTCAGATAAAACTTTTTCATATACAGCCTCCGCAAAGGAGCTAGAAATTTTTGCAACGATCTCGTATGGATTAATTAGAATATAGCGAAGAGGGACGCGATTATTCACAATCCCGTTCTCGCTGAGACCTGAAAGAAGTTTAAAATCTTCGGCATTGAACTTACCATCAATCCGATAATAAAAGATATTTCCGCTGCGGTAGTATTCGCGGAAATACTGATCTTTCATCTTCCACAGTTTGATTTTCTTAAACCATTTGCTGAAGAACTCCCTGCTTCTTTCTGTACCGCCCTCAAGATAAATATCTGTATTGGCAAATTCAGTGGCAATATCAATTGTGTTTCTTACAATCGCGACATTTGCATAAGCCTTTTGACAGAGCAAGATAGAGTCTCTAACATCTACGCCATCTTTTGAAAAATCAAAAGGTAGTAGCCCTTGGCTCAATAGAGCATATCTACGAATATTACTATCAGTGCCATTGGCTGGTATTCTGCTCTTAGTCGAAGATGAGCTAGAAGATGTTCTTGAAGCTTTTGATATATCGTTAAAATAAGAACCTCCAACAAGTTTTGGCTCTACTGGAGCTTGCAAAACAGCTTCTGGTTTCTTGTTCTTATTCCAGTACTCGGATTTCTTAATATAAGAGCGCGCCATTTTAATAGTCCTTTATATTAAAAGTTACACGCAAAAGTCTAAAAGTACTTTCTTTTACTTTCATTTAGCGAGCAAAAAACGGAGTAAAAGTAGAAGAAACTGTCTGCATCTGACAATCCATCATATCGAAATAAACTTTTGTCATCCAGTTTCCTAAAACAAGACAAGAGTAAGAGTCTTTTCTTGTCTTTTCTGCGCCACTCTGACGCTTTAATTCTGGCGGCAAATCAAAACTTTGGTGACCATTAGCAGTAGTTGTCGGAATAATTAACGAACACTGAGCTTTGACAAGCTCTATCATATCCGCTTGATGGTCTACAAAATCTACCATCTTAGCTTCAATGCTTTGACTGTCTTCTTGATCCCTCACGAACTTTAAGTTCTTAATAGGGATAGTCTTACCCTTTTGAGTAGTAAAGTCGTCATTAACAGCTTCTGCTGCGAACAAGATTTTACGGTGGTCAAAGTTTGACTGGAGAAGTTCGTTACCGTACCTTATCCAAGGGCTAGTTGGGATTCTCAAATAACAAATGCGCTTCTGCTCTAAATTATAAACTGATCTAGCTTTACGAAGTTCAGTTTGATAATTTTCCGGCGAATCAAAATCAGCCTCAAACATCTTTACTTCGATCTTTGCATTCTTAAATAACTCGCTTTCATTTGCCGCATTGATGAACTGGACACCGCCGTTATAGTCTCCGCACATTGCAACAACGTTGAAGCTCGTCATCAAATAATTAAGATATTCGATATGCTTTTTTAAGTTAGTTCCAGAGACTGCATAATTGTGAACGAGAATGCCTCTTTTGTTAGCTTTATCGAGTTTGATAACATTCATTGCAAAATCGTCAGACGATTCGTTCTCTGCCCAAGAAGGATCAAAGCTAAGAATGTATTCTGCGTTTCTTTCCCCCGCAAGCTCGATGCTCTGCCCCTCTCCAGCCTTTATAGTGCATTCGTGCATCTTGCTGAGTTTAAAATAACCAGAAGAGTCGTCCATAAATCTAGATCCGAACTCTCGCATAAATTGAGACTCGGACATTGTAGACTTCGCTTGGGTCAAAAGACTTTCGTCGTACAAACCTTGAGGCGCGACATCATAAGAAAAGTGCAGGATCGCTCTTGTTGCACCGCCCTTACCATCTTTCTCTGGATAACTAATTAAAGATTCGTACTGCTTGTAAAGCTTGTACATATACTCAAACTGATAAGACGCCGAAGATAGCACAATGATCTTGTTGTTAGGCCAGCGGAACCGATCCTCCTCTTTCATATCGCCGCGCTTAATTAGTTCAGTCTCCAAGTCATATACTTGTTTTCTTTCTGTTGGGTTTTGAACTACAGAAAGGAATGGAATGATAACTTCGTTAAAGATTCTTTCCGGCATTAGCAAGAACTCGTCGATCATCATTCTGTGGAAGCGGAAGCCACGAAGTTTTTCACCGTCGCCAAGGGGTAGACAAGTGATCTTGCTTCTTCCGATCTCCATCGTCCACTCGTCAGAGCTTTTAGTACACTTGGTAATACATTGTTTTAAAAATGCGGCCTGCGGTTTTTCCGAAATCTCTTCGATCTTGCGGAAAATCATTTTTGCCTGACGAAACGTTTTACTAACGATGCCAATATGCACTCCTTGATTTAGAATCGCATCCAAGGATGCAAAAACTGCACAAGTGAAACTCTTAGAAAGACCACGACTCCAGACCATCATTGAATAGTCTGTCTCAAACATTGTCTTAATAGCAAGGTGTTGAAATGGGAACAGCTTTACGCCGCAGATCATCTCGGAAGAAAACGATATGTTATTGCGCAGGAACTTATAGAGTAGAATTTTTGCGTCCCGCTCTTCGATATAACCCTTTTGTTTAAGGATTTCTTCGTTTACCTTGTTGAAGGCGCTGTTTCGTTTTTGATTTCCTTCGATCCAAGCCATAAATAATCCTTGTCTAGAAAATATTGAACGTCCACATCCCAAAGCGGACTGCCAATAGTCAAAAGCTTTGGAATAAGAACCTCGCTGTTCTTTCTGTTACCCGAGAATATAAATTGACAATACCCCGCAAATTCGTGTTGCAGTAATCTCATGTTATGGTAAATAAATTTAAGATTCGCCTTATGAGGAGTAAAGTCATTATTACTATTTATACGTTCTAAAGTGGATTCCACGACAATAAACAGATAACACCCCATCTCCTTTGTCCTTTGAAGCTCGCGCTTGAACCTTTCTAGGTTATCTCCCACTAAAGTTCCTTTAAAATCAGACTCTGACTTGCGGTCCACAAATGTTTTTGTATAATTGGCCCCGCTGGCGGTGTAGTCGCCAAAATCTAGCTTAACTTGCTTCTCGTTTTTGAAACTTAAAGGTTGTTGTTCTCTAGTATCTACAAAGATTTCGATCTCAGAAAAGTCTTCGTGAAACTTTTTTGGCAGGCTTCTTCTGAACATAGGCTCTGCGCCAATTTCGTCGCAAGCTTTAGAATAAGAGCCAAAATGCTTCTTATACAAATCAATTGTAGGCATCTCGCTTGTCTCTAGCTCAAGATATGATGGAGCATACTTCAACTCTTTGCTCTCGATCCTGTGCGCGAGCATCTTTTTAATTTGAGCTTTTACTTTTTCTGGCGACTCTATCTCACACCATCGCAAAAGCTGATCTCTATTTTCAAAATCTCTTTCAAAATACAATTCCTTATCCCTAAATGGCAATAGCGTTCCTGTTAGCAGATTTTTACGGGGATAGTAAGTCGTATAGTACTCTGCTAAAGAAGTCTTATGCTTTTTTAAATGAGCATGCAAACTTCTTTCTGAGGGAAAAGTAAGATCGCATATTTTACACTGCATCATCTAATGATATACCAAGAATACGAGCTTTCCATTCTACCATACTCTCTAGTCTTTGCGCTTCATCCTTAACAAGAGATCTTTGCATTTCTGCAATTTTGACCATATTGGCGCGCTCTTCTTCGTCTTGAAACATCTGGACGATAGATAAAACAGAAGCATTTTCTTTTTGTTTTGCGTTGATTCTACCCGCCCTATCGCCTTGCAGTTTTTTAATAAGACTTTCGACGCGCCCTTCGCATTGGTGATACTCGCTACTTTTGGCCTTGATAATTTCGGCCAAACGAATACTCATCTCGTTCTGCTCTTGGGTTTCTTCAAACATCTTATTAAGCTTGTCTAAGTGTCGCGAAGTAGTTTCGAGGTTAATAATTTCTTTGCATACATTCATATACAAATTAACCTCGTCCGCAGTGAGATCAGGCTTGTCCCAAGTCATACGTATAAACTCGTCCTCAAATATTGTTCTGTCCTCTTGAGATGTGTAGCAATTGATGATCTTTTGGAAGCGGGAATTGGATAAATTGATACCAAGCTTATCTATGCAGTATTTATGGTGGCGGCTGATCTTTTCTTTGTTTAAGTTCTCGCCCGTAGCTGCATTGATTTTATTTATTACCCGCTCAACTGAGCGCGGTACTTGATATTTGACGCCAAGCGCGGTCTCATTCTCTGGCATAATGCCATTTCCAATTGAGCGCAAATACTCCATTACAGTACGGTGTTCAACACTTAACTGTACAACCGATTTGTCAGGATAAACAAGCTCTGCGATCTGAAGGCTAGCCGTACCCACTTTAGACTGAGCTTCAATAAAATCTTTTTGCTCATCAGTGAGTGGTAAGCTACCAACTTTCTGATATTTAGAAGTCTTATAATTAATTTTATTTGAAGCTAAAAAAGCCCTGATTGCAATGCCTTGCTTGCTTCTGCCATCCAACTCTTCGTCATTAAAGAACTTCCTTGTGATTAGATTTAAATCAGGAAATTCAGCGGCAAGCTTCTTGATCTTCTCTCCATCTTCTGGGGTAAATTTAATTTCTAGATTCATAGCCAGTAATGATGTCCTCGTTTTGTAGAATCTTTAAAGCGATCTGCTTAAAAAGCTTTTTTAAATTCTTGATTTGTTTGTACCCAGCCTTCTTGCCCTTTTCGTTTGTTTTGTATCCCATTTCTGCCGCCACCTTTTCTTCATCTGCTCCATCTATAAACAGTCTTGCGTAAACTTTGTATTGCTTTGGCGCCAGATAAAGCCTCATCTCTTCGTGAAGCCGATTCGCGCTGGACAATATGTCCAAACTAGAATCTTTCATCGCATAGACGTTATCTATGTGGCCTTCTATAGAAACAGAAAGCTTAACATCGTAAGCGCTCTTCTTTGTCTTTTCCCACTTTCTATAAAGCGGGCATTCAGAACACTGTAAACCGCTTGGGGTGATCGAGCAAGCTGGCGGCTCGTTACCCTGATTATACTTACAGCTTAAACAAGGGCGAACATAATTAGAATAATTATTCCTAAGAAGATTCTTTATTTGATTTGACGCTATTCTAGCTAGCCAAGGCTCAAGTGGGCGATCTTGCTTCCACATATGCCACTTCTTGGAAATGTGGAATCTGATTATTTGCGCCACATCTTCGAAATCCATCCAAGCGACAGCCCTTAGCTGCCACATATATCTCTGTTTCTCGATGATCCGATCTACTACGTCCTGCTTTTCTTCGTACTTAATCTTTCGCCTCATTCTTTGAGCTTCCGTATTTTTGAGGGGACAAGTCGGATATGCCATCACGACGAACTGGCTTGAACTTTTGAGTTCTTGCTGTCGTTGGCGAGCTAGAAAGCTCTTCTAAACTGAAGGCTCTAAAGCCTCCTTCGATAGAGATTTCTACGTCTAACTTGTCCAAATGAGGAAGCTCATTAATGTCACTCTGATCCTCTGAAAGCTCTTCGTCATCAGCAGGGGCTGAGACCTTTGGGGCTTGCGCTCTAGCCGAACTCTGCTGAACGGCTTTAGCCGTCATTGGCGAGCCGCATTTCGAACAGAAGTTAGGCGGAAAACCAGCATGTTGATGCTTTGCTCCGCAACTAGAGCAGAAAACAGTGGACATATTTATTTGTTTTTATCCAAACGGTCCACCTTTTCATTAAGGTTTTCCATTCTCATTAATATTTTAGCAATATCTTTCTGAATTTCAACCATCTTATCAGTATTTACTGGATCTCCTTCATCATCTACTATCTTAGACAAACGCCGAGATATATTTTTTACCTCGGCGTTTACATAGGAAATTTGCTGCGCTTGAACTTTTATTTCTTGAGCAACAGGACTAAAATCGCTCTTCGTAACATAAGTTGCATTAAGATAGAAAAGAACACAGGCGACACCAATACCTCCAAATATTTTGACGATATTGGCCCAATTACTTAGGATTGCTATTTTTATTTCCCCTCTGCTCATTGATAGCTTTATCTATCTTCTTTACAATGAATTTCAGGATTTGGCTTCTTTTTATATCATCTTCCGTAAATTTAAATGTTAGTATGCCATTTTGACCCGATTCCTCATCGGAAAACAGTTCGAAAAAGTCTTCAAAGCCATTCTGGCCGCGCATATCGGACTGCATAAAGTCGCCGCAAAGGAAGATCTTTGAGCCTTCACCAATTCTAGTGATAAGTGTTGTAATCTCTTTATGGGTAAAGTTTTGCACTTCATCAGCAATAACGATTTTATCAGAAAGAGTACTACCTCTAAGGAAGTTAACTGGAATTGCCGAGATTAGGCCATCTTCTTTCAGCCTATTGGCATCAGTAGGTTCGATAATCTCATGAATTTTATCTTCTAATGGCTGAAGGAATGGTTGGAACTTCTCATTGATCGTCCCCGGTAGGGAGCCTAGCGATCTTTCGCCGCTTTCAATAATAGTCCTGACATACACTATCTCCTTTTCTGAGTCTTTTATTAGGTTTAAGGCGGCATAAACCGCCATAAAAGTCTTTGATGTTCCTGCTGGTCCAGATATGAATACTAATTTAGTTTTCTCGTCCATCAGCATCTTCAGCAGTTCTTGCTGCTTTTCGGTAAATTTAAATTTCCGCTCCTTGAATTTTAATTCATGGTTTAATTGAGGAATTACGATCTCTGCGGGTTTATTCTTTTTGTTTTTTGAGGCTTTTTTGGCCATAAATTAAACCATCTCCTCAACAACTGTGAGGTTAGTTTTTGCAACTCCGTTAGCATCTACTGAAAAAGATTGGTTAGTGAGCACCCCAGTAATACCAATCACATTACTATCAGCCATCGTAATCTGACAGTTCATCGTCTGATTTGGCTGATAATCAGAGATCCAATTCAGGTTTGATACGCCATTAATCTGCAATGTTTTAGTGATTCGCGCGACGCTAACCTTTGTGGGATATTCTTGACCAATCTCGTAATTTGCCACTCGATCAACAGAAACCTCAAAAGAAATATTTTCGTATTCTGTGATTGGTCCAGAAAAATATCCAGCATTTGTAATCGCAATTGAAGTGCCGCGCAAAGGTGAAATTAAATTTGAAGATGATTCTGACGGAGTTTGGGAGGTAATGCCTGCGCCCGTTGCCATTCCGTAAGAGTCAAACTGTAAAGAAACTTGACAAACTCTCCAAGGCTCAAAAACGGCTCCGAAACTCTTCAGAAAACACTTGTCAAAACGATAACTGGGGATCTGAATGTAGGAACCACTTGTAAAATCGCCAGTCAAAGCTAAGAAACCAGTGATCTGATTCAGTCCCGCGCCCGTAATAGGAACGATTGTAGCGGAAACGGTGGCGGATTTCGGCCCAGTCTGATTGTAGTAGTCCTCTTCGCCGCCAATTCTTTTGATTCTCTGTAGATTGGCAGAATTGCTGGCGTTAATATTTAATGCATAAAGTCTATTGTATGTCGCCGTATTCAGGGATTGTTCGTCTCCTGAAGAGACATATCCAAGAATATTGTTGTAACTGATGTATGACATTACTAGTATTTTACACTTGTTCGCGCTTTATTCCAACTTCTAAAATTTATAGAAAAAGTGCCCTGCGAGTTACTATACCATTAGTATGAACGGCAAAGGATCTAAACCGCGTCCATTTTCAGTAAAGTATGACCAGTACAGCGAAAACTGGGATAATATTTTTAATCAGAAAAATGTCATCGTTCCCCTAAAAACGCTTGACAACGGCGACCAATACATTGAGATTCCTGAAAAGATGCTGAAAAGCTTAGGCTGGAAAGAGGGCGACGATATTGAGTGGGCAGAATTAGAAGACGGCAAATTTAAACTTAAAAAGAAAAAATAATATGGGAATGTTCGACACTATCGCGGTAGCTGAAAAGCTTCCCATCACCCAAGAGATGATCGATCTTGGTTTACAGGAAAAACTTCAAGAGTTTCAAAGCAAAGATCTTGAATGCGCTCTTGATCTTTACTTCATGCAAAACGGCAGACTCTTTGTGGAAAAGTACAAGGAGACGAAGTGGATTGAGGGCGATAAAAATGCCAAAAGCATTTTTGCGCGGCTTGGTCATATGGAAAGAAATGACCCTTACCAAGAGGATACTCATTTTCACGGTAAGGTTAATTTTTATAATTATATTATGGATGTTGCTGAAAAGTACGATTGCATGATTGAGTTCTGTGCAACTTACAACAAGGGGCAACTAGAAAATATCGAACTTGTAGAATTTGATAAAAAAGACAATAGGGGGCGCAAGCAGAGAGATTTAATTTGGAAAAAAGAAGCAGAGAGAATTCAAAACGCTTGGTACAACAAGTATTTTAAATTTTATCAAATTAAAAGAGCAGTTGGGCACAGATTTTTTTATAAGCCTTTGATCTGGCTGAGCGTAAAAACTAGTAGCCTCGCGCGTTTTTTTCTTTAATATGAAAAAGTTCTGTTTCGAAGAGCACTTAAAAGGCAAATATGAAAAAAATGTTTGGTGGTGGCCCACCAAGTGGTATATTGAGCCTCATGCGCTTGGCCTGTATGACTGGAAAGAGGCTAACGAATATTTTAAGTCTAACTATCCAGTGCAGTATTTACTGCGCCATGAAATTGCTTATTCGTATAATGTGCGCATTTCTATGCGTTTGCGCGACCTAAAGTACAAGATTAAGAATACTTTGCGCAATCCTAGAAAGGAAATGCGCGACAGCGTTTTTCCTTCAGACTGGAGCGACTTGACAGAATCAATTACCAAGTTTCACACTGAAGCTGTGATCGAATTTGTAGATCGTGAAAAGTGTTTTGAAACCGTCGATTATTCTAGCGACGAAATTCACAAGAAATTCCAAACAGAACTTCTTGAAATGCACGAGTATGCAAAAACTAAAAGGCCAGAATTGGTGGAGCAGCTTGACAAAGCTTACGAGAGAGTTGACACTAATAAACCTTATCACGAAGCTTATAAGCAAGTTCACGAAATTGAAAATGAAATCAAAATTCGCGACACTAAGCTATGTCATTGGGTCATCGACAACAGAGATTTTTTTTGGGTTTAATCAATGAAAAAGTTAATATTAATCGCACTCTTATTCCTTTCTCTTCCGGCATTCTCTGCGGAGAACCCTAGAATTGAAAGTTCAAGATCCAATGGTCGTCAGGTAAACGCAGACTGGGCGGCAACTTCCGGTCCTGCTTTAATTCTTAATAAGCCAAATATCGTTTCGCCAGTTAACGCAGACTGGAACGCCACTTCCGGTCCCGCAATGATTTTGAACAAACCTACGTTCAGCAATTCACCACAAATTAACGCGGACTGGAATGCCACTTCTGGCGTTGCTCAAATCTTGAATAAGCCAGTTATTCCTGCGGCTCAAGTCAGTTCTGACTGGAACGCAACAAGTGGAGTTGCTCAAATCTTGAACAAGCCAACGATTGTTAACGCTGACTGGAACGCGACTTCTGGCCCAGCGCAGATCTTAAATAAGCCGTCCAGCATTGGAGGAGCGCAAGTTAATGCGGATTGGAGTGCAGCCTCTGGCGCAGCGCAGATTTTAAACAAGCCCGCAACATTGCCCACAATTCTCAAAGTTAATACCGTCACGGCGGACTACATTTTGAGAGCTTCTGATCTCGGCGGCACGATTGTTTTCAATCCTCCAGCGGGATCAAGAATCAACCTAGTTATTCCACAGGAGTTTGTGGGCTCAGAGATCCTTCCTGTTGGCGCACAGATTTCGGGCGTAAACACATCAGAATCTTCTTATGTTACTGTTCTGCCCTCAACAGGAGTAACTATAACAAATCCAGACAACGCTTTTAGAACTCGCGCGCGCGGGTCGAAGTTCACCTTAACAAAGTACGGATTAAATGTTTGGGGTCTTGATGGCGACCTTTTCTCACTTGAGATGGTAGCTTACATTGGCGACACCGTGACGCTCAAGGCGGTTATTGATCGCGCCGCCACCCCTCCATTCACATTTTCTTGGGCAAAGAATGGAACAACTATTGTTGGCGCAACTATCGCTAGCCTTTATATTCCAGATGTGATCTCATCAGACGCTGGAACTTATACCGTGACTGTCACCAACTCTTCTGGTACAAGAAGCAGCGAGACATTTACGCTCGTCGTAAAATGAAATTATTTAATTGGATTGGCCGCTCTTTAGAAGAGAGTGAAGGAATTCCTTCGTCTATTCGCTTACAAATGTTCATTGTTTGTATGGTTGCCGCTGTTTTGCCCTTGATAGTTTGGGCGGGATTGTGCATTTATAACAAACAAATAGTTGACATCCCCAGCAGCGTCACTGCATTCTGCGGCCTACTGTTTGGTGGCGCGACTGCTGGTAAAGTTTTTCAGTATACCAAAGAACCATGATTAATATCAAAAAGAAACATCTAAAGGAGGCTCGTAAGCTAAGAAAACAAAGACAGTCTTTTCTTGACAAGAATGATGCGGCGATTGATAGCCTTGCAAAACAAGTTGGACTCTCTACAGAAGAGCAAGTTGAGTGTTTCTGGTCATTTGTCGTAAATGAAGAAGAGCACCTCATCGAAGTCGTTTCAAATAAATGAATAACGTTCCCATATTCGTTGATCTTGACGAAACCTTGATTCATTCCGAAGATCCTATGCTAAAACCTCCTGATGGAGCAGTTAGGGTTAAGATAGGAAGCTATCAATACGATACTGTTTTACGCGATGGAGCGCTCAAGCTCCTAAAGATGCTGAGAAATCGGGGTCAGGTGCATTTGCTTACAATTGCTGAGCATGATTATGCATTGGAAATGAACAGGGTGTTTAAGCTAGATTTTCCAACTCACCGAATTTTTTCTCGTACACATGTTGCGACTCGATCCAATCCAAGTATTTCGGCGCCAAAAGTTTATCTGTTTGACAATCTTCCTCGTCGAGAAAACAGGAACAAGATAGAGTTTTTGCGCAAAATCTCAACAACTGTTAACTACTATCAAGTCCCAGCTTTTGAGGGCTATCCCTCTCAACACTTTTCTGAAAAAAATCTTGATAATCTTATTTCGCGGCTAGATAGCGATATCAATGAATCAAATAGAGCTATTAAAGAAAATCCCGAAAGAGCACTGGACCGATCATAAGGGAAAATCTATTTTAATTAAAGATTTACTAGATCTCTTACTAGATGAAGAAAATATTAATAATGGGATTACCGGGCGTGGGGAAAACCACCCTAGCCAAACATCTAGCGCAAATGATCGGCGCTGTTCACCTAAACGCCGACGAGATCAGAAGTGAAATTCATAAGGACTTGAGGTTCTCGCTCCAAGACCGGATTGAACATAGCAGAAGAATGGGAAAGTTGTGCGATATCGTTACTAGAAGCGGGGTTTATGCGATTGCTGACTTTGTATGCCCTACTTTTGCGACCAGAAAAGCTTTTGGAGATGATTTTTTTATGATTTTTATTGATCGAAAGCCCTGCCGCGATTATCCCGATACAACAAGAATCTTCGAACCTCCATTCACCCCTGATTTATTGGTGACAGAAGGCGGCTCGCCAACTATCTGGGCCGAGATGGCCGCTAAACTCATCCTTTCCAAACAAAACAGTTATGACATTTGACACTAAAAGCGAAAAGTTTCAATTCATTCTAATGGTTCTCGCGATCATCGCTGATATCGCGCTGATAGTTAATATTATTCACCACTGGTAATAAGAGGCCGCCCGGTTCCAGGAGACTAGAGGCGGCTTTCTTATGCCCATTTTTTTCTTTTTTTTAAAATAGGGGGGGTATGCTAGTCATTAGAAGAGCCGTAGATAAGCACCGTTCTTATACTGTCATATTCCTGAAAGGGGAGCCCCCTAAGTGGATACCTACAAGCGATTACGAGCACAACCGTATCCTTGAAATATACAAACAAGATAAGCCCCATGAGGGGATAATCAATGATTTCTCTGATATTGATTGGGGGAGATGGTAGTTAATAACTCATATATGAGCGGTAAAGGTAGGTAAAGACTAGTATATAGATCATAATAGATATATAAGAAGAGTAAGAGTAAACAAGGAGTAGCGTATAGGATAGTGAAAATTGGGGTAGAGCGGGTTAAAAACCACCCCCCACCGGATCCCCGGAACGAACCTTTGGCGTTTTTTGGAAATTGGGGGGGGTGTTTCCATTCGTCGAAAAACACGAAAAAAGATGTTGCATTGCGCGCGGGAACGCTCATTCTCTGGGGCATGAAACTAACCCTTAACGATAAGACGGTGGCTGACTTCGAAGTGGAAATCTCTGGTGACTGCGGCGACGATTCGGGCGTGTTGTGGGCTACGTGGGAAAACGGTGTCAAGCTGACGTACCGCGAGCTTGCCGAGTTCGAAGCTCTGTACCTCGCGCGCCTGGTGTGGGGCGACCTGATGGACCGCCGCTGATTTTTCTTGCAACTCTATCCGAAACCCTCACTCTCTCCTCTGATGAATAACACTACCTCCCCCGAACTGTTCAAGCTCTCTATCGGTGACCGCGACTTTGTGCCGATGACCCTGGAAGCCGTCGAGCGTCAGCTTTACCTCGCTTGGCCCGATATCTGGTGCAAGAAGGAAGAGCGGATGTTGCAAATGAGTGACTTTCAAGAACTTCAAGAATTCTGGGACGAAAAGTCCAAGTATTGGGAAATCCTCAGCCCTTTCGACGGGCAAACCGCTTGGGCCTTTTTCAAGAAGGTGTAAGGGAATCCGACACCCCCTGTCGGAAAGCCTGACAGGGGGGGCGGGGATTGTAAGTGAGACGCAATCTCACTCCCAGGCAGATGCTAGTGTCGGCAAACCTTACATAATCCCTTGTCAATACGTAGTTCCACGTAGAACATCATTTTTACAAATTTTTTACAACCGGGCCTGGCCCGGACGTAAATGTAAAAAAAATGTAAAAAACACTAGCTACGTAGTTTTACCCATTGACACACTTTTTTGTGACGTTGGCACGAAGATTGAACACGAAAACGAATGCAGTTGGCACGCATTTTGTACGCAAAAAAATCAAAAAATGTCTTGTGCTGCGCCTCTGAATCCCTATTCTCTGAACTATGGAAGATAACTTCATCGCTGAAATCAACCGCAACGCCAACGCTCGCTTTCAAGCGACGATGTTCAAGTACCTTCTGGACACGGCTCACCACAGCCTCCCCTTCACGGTCACCATCGAGCAGCAAGACGCTTTCAGGAAGTCGCTGGCCGAGCGAGTGGCTCGCGTGGAGGAAGCCGCCATCAAGCCGTTTGGCAAGTAATTGTAAAGAAATCCGACATCAACCCTCTTTCCCTATGAAATGCAATGCCCAAGGCGAGCAACTGTTTCGCGTCTGGTTCCCGCAGGATGACCGCACGTTCCGCAACCTCACGTTGGCCGAGGCAGGCGACGTGATCGAAAGCGAATACCCGCAACGCTACCGCAACGACAAGATGCACGGCTTCCGCGAGGACTACCCCAAGGGACTCTCTCCCGAGGAATGCCACCCCGAGCCCAATTGCTGGGAATTTTACACGGAGGGTTGCGTACTCTTCGCCACGGTTGACCCGATGTAAGAGATTCCGACACCCTCTGTAGGATAAGCTTACAGAGGGCTTGTCAATACGTAGTTGTACGTAGAAAGCGATTTTTACAAATTTTTTACAACCGGGCCTGGCCCGGCACTCCTAGGGTGTTTACCCTAGTACCAAAATGAGGGTTCGCCCCTATTGCATATTTATGTATTTGACGTTTGCCTATTTGCTGATCTGAGGCTTGCGTATCTAAGTATTTCTACGTATTGACTCATTTTTAATCAAAAAAAATCTTGCAAATCTCCCTTCAATCCTCATTCTTCCCCCTATGAGCAACACCACCAGCAAGGTTATGTGCGTCACCAAGTTCATTCTGAACAAGGACTTCACTTACTATCGAACCCCCGACTTGCCCCCCGTCACTTACAAAAAAGGGCGAGTGTTGGAAACGATTCGCCACCGTAGAAATCATTACCGCCCCACGGATCATCAAATCATCCTTGGTCACGGTTGGGCCGAAACTATTCCTGCTGACCATATCGTTGCCAAGTGGTATGAGGAAACCACCACCACGGTGGTCGAAACCAAAGAAGTGGATGTCAAGTAAAGAAGATTGTTCCACGTAGAACATTTTTACAAATTTTTTACATCCGGGCCAGGCCCGGCACAATTGTAAAAAAAACGTAAAAAACACCTTCTACGTAGTTATACCCATTGACGCATTTTTAATCAAAAAAAAGTTGACCGCACGCGAAAAGGAGTCATTCTCTCTCCTGTAACCCAATCAAATATGACCCTCGACCTGTTCCCCCAGTCCGCCAACGAAATCGCCGCCCTCTCGCCCGCCGAGCTTGCTGAGATGGACGCTTGGTTCGCCTTCCTCGATGAGGTCGAGGCGGGCTGGGAGCGCTTCGCTGACGCTGTTGACACGGGGGCGATCTAAGCCCCCTTTTTCTCTCCCCTCTCACCCTCACCCTTTTTCCCGATGAATCAAGTCACCCTCACCCTCACCCTCATCGAAGCTGACCGCATCCTGCACGCCCTGATCAACGAGCAGGCGCGGGTTGGCGGCGAGTCCCTCAACGGACTGCTGTCCACCGTTGACACGGCGATTTCCGCCGCCCTGTCGGACGCGCAGTCCGACGACGAGCCGTTTGACGGCTTCCGCACGGACGCGGAGGCTGACGCTGACGCGCTCGCCTCGGCGGGCCACGGCACCGACGAGGACTACGGGGGCGCCGAAGATGCTTACCTTGACAGCTACTGGGAGGACAGGAACGAAGAGCCCTGCTGCTACGGAGAGTAAAATTTTCCGACACTTCTTGTCGGATATCTTAACAGGGGGCTGTCAAGCCCCCTTTTTCATTTTTACATTTTTTTTACATCCGGGCCAGGCCCGGCACTCCCTAGGGTGAATACCCTATGCCCAAAATAGGGAATCAACCCTATTTACTATTTCTGTATTTGCTGATTGTTTATTTGCTGATCTCGCGTTTGCTGATCTGCGCGTGTCAAGCATAAATAATCAATTAAAATTCGGCCCACCCCTAAGATTTTTCTTGTGATTCGGCGCTTCTGCTGCATTCTCTCTCTTATGAATCAATCACTCGTTGCCTCCACCCCTGACCAAATCTTTGCTTATCGCCTGCTCGCCCTGCGTTCTGGCCTCAAGCTCGAAATCGCAGGAATGCGCTTGAGTCGCGGACAGCAAGCCTCCAAGACCATTCGCCACCTAATGTCCACCCGTACCCGTAACCTCAAAGACCTCCTCGCCCAATATGAATCCTTCCTCCGTTCTAATGGTTTCCTCCGTCAAGCTTGACGAGTTTCAAATCGCCAAATTAATTCTTGCTTTTGATTGGAATACTGACAAAGTCCTTGAGTATGCAAAACAAAATTCACTCCCTCCTCCTTCGGAAACTGATCTTTTTTGGGGCAGCTTTGTTGCCGCTGGCGCTGCCCGCGCAGGATTTTGTGTCTCATAGTCGCGCCGACATTATCGCCGCCACCCTTATCCTTGAGGCAGCAGGCGAGGGGCGCGTGGGGATGGAAGCTGTGCGCGAGGTAATTGCCAATCGCGCCAAGAAGGAAACAGAAATTGCTGTTTGCCTAGCCCCGAAACAATTCTCTTGTTGGAATGGAATGCCGATTCACAAGGGGATTGACAAGGCGCGGAAAGATCCGCAATGGAGTCTTGCTCACAAGATTGCTAGCAGCAAGCCCACCACGAACCACACGCGCGGCGCGACTCACTACCACACGACCAAGGTTTCCCCTTACTGGGCCAAGAAGCTCCAGAAGATCACCACAATTAAAAATCATATCTTTTATAAGTAACGCTTGTAGGATCTAGGGTGTTTACCCTAGGCCTCCGGGCCAGGCCGGGTTGTAAAAAATTTGTAAAAATCAGATTGGGGGCAATCTGGGCTTGCCCCCTTTCTATTTGTATTTAACCCGTTTGCTTTTCTTGTTTAATACTACAAACGCAAGCAGGAAAAACAATAGGATGGAAAAAAAGATGTTGCCTTTACGCATAAACAACAAAGCCGCTTGCGTCTTGCTTTGCCTTGCCTTTTGCCTTCAGACCGATGACGCAATTGCGCGGATCGGTGAAGCGCAAATCCGTTTCGTCCCCGCTCGCGACTTCAATCCCGTTCCAAAATGCAGGGAAGGAAGCAGAAGAGAAAACCACGGCAACGTTGCCGCCGTCGCGCAAGACTTGCAACGCTTGCGCCTCGTTTGATTCAGAACGAGAAAAAGTCAAGTGGTAATTGGCAGGGAGGAGACGGTTGCAATATGCCATCATCCGCACGGGATTTTTCGTGTAATCATAGAACTGCACGGAGGGGAAATCCGAAAAGAACTTGAACCGCTCCCACGGGATGTCAGAAGTTCCGTTGAGCCGCACGCAAGCCTTCGCGCCACGCTTCGCGCAATAGGCTTGGAAAGCGACGATATCCTCGCGCAGCAAGCGGAGAAACTCGGCGGAATTGTCAAAGAAAAGTTGCGTTTTCCGCACACGGGCAGATTGCACGCTATTCATTTGCCCGCGCCCCGCCGTGAAAAGGCACGCAGCGGTGCAGGCGACGGAACGGTGCGAGCACACTTCCCCGCGCCCCGCAATCTTAGCGGGGGCGAGATACAAAATCGCGGTCAAGTAGTCCGCGCCGTTGCCCTTGCGGGTCTTCGCGTCAGCATTGAACGAAAGCAATTGAAGTTTCATCAGGGGAAAGAGTGACCGTTTCCCCGAATAAATAAAGAAAAAAATGAGATCGGGCGCAAAAAAGTTCTTGTCAAGCTTTTTCTGGTTAATGGGCGAGTTTTACATTTTTTTTACAACCGGGCCAGGCCCGGCGCCAATTGTAAAAAATTCGTAAAAAACACCCCAAAATCAATTTCCCGTTGACATTATCCCGCCAGCCCCTAAAAGCCGAAAATTGAGCGCGAAAAAAACCTAAAAAAAGGTTTGCAAGTGCGGTTTCGGGAGTCATTCTCTCCCCCGTGAATAACAACCTACGTTCCGCTATCGAGAAGATCGTTGCCAATGGCGCCGCCATTGTTTCGTTTGATTACACCAAGAAGGACGGCACCACCACGCGCCGCAACGGCGTGATCGGTTACACTCCTTTCGGGGAGCGCGCTTGGGGCCAGCACACCAGCAAGTCAATTGTCGTCTCGGCGGCTGGCGAGGAGTTCGTCACCGTTAAGACGAACAACGAAGACAACGCCACGGGCCACGCTTACAAAAGCTTTAACCTCGCGCAGATTTCCAACTTCACCCACAAGGGCGAAACTCTCTGAACTTTTTGCTTGCTTACTGAATAAAACAAACCAACATCAAATCGAATGAATACCAATACCATCAACCTCCGCGTTTGCGGTTCAGACAATTCGGAGATCAGCGGCGCTGACCTCCTCAAAGTTGCTACGCCTAGCAAGACGGATTCGTACCAGCCGATCCCCCACGCCGAGCTTGTCGGCATCTTCCGCGATCAAATGAAGGCGGCGAGCCTCACGATCAAGCAGGAGGTCCACACCACCGCCCGCTTCGGCCAGCGTTACTTCGGCTTGTTCGAAATCGATATGGGCAAAGCTGGCTCGTCTGGCACCGTTGTCGGCCTCCGCAATTCGCACGATAAGAGTTTCCCCGCTGGCATCTGCGCGGGCAACGCTCCGTTCGTTTGCAGCAACCTCGTTTTCCACAACGAGATTGTTTTCGGTCGCCGCCATACGACGAACCTTCTGCGCGACTTGCCGCAAATCATTTCGCGTGCGATTGGCGCGTTGGGTGATATGTGGACGAAGCACGAGACTCGCGTGACCAAGTACGCCGAGACGCCCCTGACGGATGACGAAGCGGGCAACCTCATTCTCCGCAGCTATCGGGCGGGGGCGATTGGCAAGACGATGATCGCGGATGTGCTCGACCAATGGGAGAAGCCCGCGCACGAAGAATTCGCGCCGCGCAACCTGTGGAGCCTGCACAATAGCTTCACCGAGGTTTACAAGGGCAACCTGATTGCCCTGCCCAAGCGGAGCCAAGCCCTGCACAGCATCTTCGATCCGTTCGCCGGTCTGAACCTGACGGTTGACATCAAGCCCGAGGTGGAGGTGACGGCCTGAGTTATCGGGGGGCGGGAAACCGCCCCCCTTTTTCCTTTGCTGTATCAAATACTTTTGCTTGCCCTGTTAATACTAATACTGTTGCGGAAAAAATTGAAATGAGTTTTAAAACTGAAGTTCTGGTGGACGGCAAGTGGGGAACGAACGCCGTTCGCTTTGCTACTGAAAACGAGGCGGTGGAATATGGGCGGGAGCTATTGTCTCGCTGGCTTGTCCCTACTGATTCGCGCCCTGCGCCGAGTGATGATCCTGTCAATTACAAATTTGACGTAAAATCCTACTCTGCCGTGAGGCTCTAGGCTATAAGCGTGCCAAGCGCCGCCCCCTTCGGGGGGCGGTAGCTTTTTTACAAATTTTTTACAACCGGGCCAGGCCGGGGCAAAATTAGGGCAAACACCCTAGAAGAAAAAACTTGCAAGCGCACCCATTTTGGAGCTTCATTCCCCTGTATGAACGTTGACATCTACTTCAACCTCCGCAAGCATTGCCTTTCCGTCAGGAGCAAGGGCAAAGTGGTCGGCCATTTCAAATCCGTTGCCGTTAACAACCCTTGCTTTGTGGTGAGTGCGGCAGGGCGGGCGCGTGTGCTGAAAGAGAAGCGCAAGAACGTTCACGCTTTCGTGCGGGGCGAAGCTTATCCTGTTGACATCTCTTGCGAACGGTTCCACAAGCTGACTTCGATGCGCTGGAAGATGATCAAATACAACCCCTACAAATTTTCTTCTTTTGTGCTTGCGTCGAACGAAACCCCTGTATCTACTGCTGACATCGCAATCATCCGCAGAAACATCATCCTTGCCTTAAATCCAAAATAATATGACCATAACCAACAAGTGCGTGTTCAACGGAAAAGAATACACGATGGAATTCCCCAACGTGACCGTTGAACAGTTCGAAGCCAGCTTCACCCGCTGGATCGGTGGAGAAGTGATTCAAAGCGCCTTCTCTTACCTCGATGCCGATCAGCGCGAATTCGTGATGACTGGCACCCCGCCCCACGTCTGGGACGAAATGTTTTTCCCTGTCGAAAACGAATAAAAAAATGAGCCCAATACAACAGCAAGCTTACGATGACTTGATCATCGTTGCCACGATGGCGAAAGCCTACTTCGACAACAAGAAGGACGGACGGGGGATCGAAGATCCCCTGTGGCACTCGGCCCGAAAGGCGTTGTCCTCCGTTGCCAAGGCAGAGGACGAGCAGTTTGACCTCAAGTGCCGATTGGCAGACTGAAACTATGAAAATCGAATTACAAGAAGCCCTTGACCTTATCGAAGCGGCGAATCTCGTCAAGTTGGTTAACGGGAATGGGTACATCACTCCTCACATTACTACAGACGGCGTTCGTGGCGATTATGACAACGAAGTGATGCTTGTCACTTGGGACCAAGATGGTCAGAATTATGCCGTCCGAGTGCCAGAGCAAGATAATGAAAAAATTGAGCGCGATGGTCATAAGCTAACTTTCATTGACAATGAAGGCGAACCATTTGAGCTTCACCTGTTTAATTAAAATCTGAATAGTTACTGCCGCCCCCTTCGGGGGGCGGTGCTTTTTTACACTTTTTTTACAACCGGGCCAGGCCCGGAGGGCTGGGGGGTTTACCCTAGGCCCAACTTAGGGGACTATCCTTATTTATCCCTTATTTGTTATTATTTGACTTCTCTTTCGTTATTTATCTAATACTAACTCACTATTATTAGAAAGAAACCCAGTCAGGTTAAGGCTTTACCCGAGCCTTGTTTTGCGTAATGGGCCATACACCATTGTTTGATTACTAACTATTTTGTTTTGTTTGGTGGGCTCGGCAGAGTGCCGTTCTAACCTGACTGGGAAAGTTATGTTATTCTGCGGCGCCCTCCTCTGCGAACTCAAACGCAGTGGCATCGCCATAGTGGGCGCAATCAGAAAGATACTTCAGTAAGAGGTTATATGCCTCTTCCTCAGAGGCGGCTACGATGTTATCAACGAACTTGATATTAAATGTTTTCATACGATCTCAAACGGCAGTTCAGTTTGGTACTCCTTCCACTTGACCTCTGCACTATCCTTGTCTGTCGTCTCGACCGCAGGTTGCCCAGTCTCGGCATGAATAAACAAGATATCAAGGTCAATGATCTCCAGTTCGATGTCAACGTTAGAGCGCGCACCTTGAATGGCGCCGCCTTCAATCCATATAGCAACTTTTGGTTTCATATTAAATGGTGGGCCACCACTACCGCAGGTTGCCCAGTCTCGGTATGAATAACAATATCAACTCCTGACAACTTCAAGCACTTTCGAGCCTGCCGCCGTGAGCTTGCGCGACCCTTCAATCTTCATGAAACCCTTTTGGAGTAGGAAGATTTCGGAATCACGCTGGAGCGAGGAACGGCTCATGCCAGTGATAGCACTGAGCATATTGAGCGAGCAGTCGCCACGATCCTTGAGCGCACGGAGAATCTGAATTTCGGTGTTGTTAAGTCCAGCGGGGTTGATGCCGATCTTGCTGCACAGGTCATCCCACTCCTTACAACCAAAATTCTTGCTTGCTTTGGTATCGCAGTACATCTCGATCTGCTTTGCACGCTGGACAGACGAGCGGGCATTGCCACGAACAGTAGTTGCGACTCGCTCCAGAGCTTCGCCCTTGAAGGAAACGTCAGGAAGAATCTTTTGGATAATCTTGCCAACGTCACCGTGAGAATAGGTCTGGAAGTCGATGTGAGTCAGGCGGTCCTTGAGCGGACCAAAGAGCTTGTCAGCTTCAGTAGTCGCAAGCATGAAAGTTTGCTTCTTGAAGTTGAACTCGTACAGCCCGTCGCGCCAGCTTACCTGTTTAACGTCCGTCCTCTCAGTATTGAAAGCAGTGAGGAGTACAGTCATCAAGTCCTTGGGCAAGGCATGGCACTCGTCCAGCAACACGGTGATCTCGTTGCCTTGGATGACAGGGGCGAATACCTGTTCAAAGAACACTTGAGCATTCTTGATCGTACCGCAGTTGATTTCGAGGAAAGCCTTGGGAGCGCCGTCCTCGGCCTTGATAGCGCGAGCGGTCTCCTTGGCGAACTCGGTCTTGCCCATACCCTTGGCACCTGTCAGCAACAGGAAAGGAAAACGCTTGGTCTTCTCATGAGCGTCGAGATAGAAGTTGAGCTTCTTCTTGACATCTTCCTGACCAATTAGTTCAGCAAAACGATTCATGGTAATGTGTAGTTAGAGCTTGGTGATCTTGAACTCGACCTTGGGGGAAGAGTCGGAGTCATCGACCTCGGTGATAGAACGAGAGATCGGCTGGATAGCAAGCCCCATCTTCTGGAGCCAGACGCGCGACACAGGGATCGCGCTCTTGGTGCCAACGAACTGATCGAGGTCAGCGAGGCTGACGTTGACAAAGGAGGTGGAGCCGACAGGGCGTCCACGACCGCGCTTAACTGAGGTGGTGTTATTCATACGAGAGCACTGTACCACAGATTTTGCCCCCGTCAAGCTTTTCTGCGCACTTTTTTTTGAAAAAAAACAGGAGGTGACCGGACAATTCTTGTGCCAACTCCCCATTTTTAATTAATTTTAATTCAGCGGTCGAGACTGGTTCTGTGGCTTATAGTACAGGAAATACCAAGCGGTTATAGGAAGGAGGAACAAGCAAGTCGCAACCAAAAAGAAGAGCGGCCAGTTTGAGGAAGCGGGCGCTTTTTTCTCTTCGATTGGCTCCAGCCTGATAACAGGGACCGCAAGCGTTTCTGCGTTCAGCTGAGTGGGTGGGGAATTTTCCCCAATTTTGGCGGGGGGTGGGGAATTTTCCCCAACTGGCGCGGGCGCCGCAACCGCACCCTTATTTGGCGCTGACTCATTCACCTTTCGATTTATTAATAAATTTAAATCGGTCTCTTTGACCAAGATATATTTCTGCCCTTGATATTCGACTTTTGTGTCTAGGGGTTTATTAGGCGCAATCGCATTCGTGTTTGGCTTTACAAAGATTGGCGCATTTTTATTAATATTTTCTCCGTTTTTATTCTTGTAGAATGAAGAGCATCCTGCCAGCAATAAACATAATACTATATTTGCGCCTTTTAGATTCATGATTAGAAATTGTATTTTACCCCTGCCCGGAGTTCATTTTATCCATTACTGATTTGATATTTCTATGTAGGAAATAGCTGTTTTGGAACTCGCCCAACCTACCTAACATGTTGGTTAGGAACGTGTTGTTCAGATCGAAGAACAAACTGAGCGTGCAAAGCGTTCCACCCACAACAGAAAACAAAATTGCTACAGGAACCCCTATAAGGATAAACAAAACTGTAGTAAGAGTATACCGAAATACCGTAAAGAGATGATAAAGCATAGAAAAGGCTGAATTTTAATTCGAAAATGAATTTTAATTAATAAAAAATAGAGTCGTGATGGGTACTATTCCCCATTTCCTATTTATAATTCCTATAAACACCCTTCTCTTCTCTCTCTTTCTCTGTATATTATCTCTCTCATATTCTCTTCGTGTCTTAGGTCTTATTGTATAGTGTTACTTATCCATCCCACTTGTGCAGGAGTGGGATGTTTTAGTCAAGGGTTTTCTTGAGGCTTTTTTTGCCGAGAATCTTGGTGTCTTGGGGGGTGCGTTTTGTCTTAAAAACTTTAGGTGGTTTTACCCCGATTTCTACTCTAGAATCGACCAATTTATCGTGTAGTTTTTTGGCCTCAGTTTCATCGAGATGCGCTTGATGAAAAACCTCCTTTTCTTGAAGCTTTTTCTTGCGCCATTTTCTGTAAATCTTTGACCCCAAAACTCCAATGAAAATTCCTGCGAAAAGTACTCCTAAAGCGGTGAAGATTGGTGTGTTTTCTGTCATCTTTTCCTCCTCTTTTGATTTTTAATTCGAAAAAACTCTATAATTTAATAGAAAGCGCCGAATCTGTCTCTTTTGGAACAAACTCGGCGCTTCAGCTACTACTAATTACAGCAATTTGTTGTTAAAGACCTTCCTTAATTACCCTTTTTTGGGGCTTTTGTCGCCTCCTTCTGGATCAGATCGATAAGGGTTTGGATACTAGCTCTCATAATATCGTGTTCGTCAGGAGTTAAGCGAGCTTGCTTGTAAACTGTAATTAGGTTAGCCAAAGCTGTCTCTGGCGTGATTTGTGTTTCTTGTGACATAAATTTTATTTCTTTTTAATTTGCCAGCGTCTGAACAAAAAGTAAGGATACCAAATGAACTTTGGAATCTTCTTAACAACAACATTAGGCGAATTGACAATAGTTGGCGTTTCAGCGTCCCAAACCCTAACAATGACCTTATTGCCGCCAACACTGTGTACGTTTTCAATTTTAACTCCACGGGTTGGTGGGCGACCGGGGGTCCAATAGTTGTCGAATTGGCCCAATTCGATTGAGTAGTCCTTACCCACTGTCTCAAACGAGATATTCTTGAAGGAAGCGTTCTCTATGCTACCTTTAATAGTAACGCCATTATATAGCGGTACAAGAGATAGGTCGGTAAATAGATAGTCGGACCCTCTTACAGCGTCGATACAGTCCTCTTTGCCGCCCATTACCAATACCCCAGATACGGTAACATTTGTGCAGTTAGAGAACTTCATCACATCATCGTAAGCAGAAACAGTTTCGGGATTCTGCCAAGTGTCAATGAACAAGCCAGTCTCGTTCACGTAAGATTTATAATTAACGTCAGGAGCCATATATTTATAATATCTTTTGCTTAAATGATTTTCCAGTGATCGCAATAATTAATCGAATTTTGAAAAAAAAGCTGAGATTCTTTGCCCTTCTGTCAACTGAATAAACTTGCCAGTTTGAGGCTCAAAGTACTCCATTCCGTTTTGGGTAATGATCTGGTTAACAGCGTGACCGTTAATAATACTTTGTTGGACAGGAGTGAACGTGAAATACCATACAGTTCCAACGGCAATTCCCTGTGCTTGGATGTCGCTGTGAAAAGCTTGGCGAAAAAATGCAAGCTGGCAATAAACCTCAAAAGCACTAGCAAACAGAGTACATTGAGACCTGTCGTCCCATTTTGTCACTCCGTAGGGTCCATCAGCCAACCATTTGCGGTAATCATCGTAGGCCCATAAGACCCAATCCCGATTAACAAGAGCGTAATTAGCTTTTCCAGTGGATGGGACATTATAAGCTACCATCAAACTTAACTTGTTGATGGTCTGCCCATTGAACATCGGAGGCTCATCCGATTTTCGTGAGCAGGCTGGCGCGAATAAGCAAAAAAAAACTGCGAGAATAAAAATAATTAAAAATGATTTTTTCATGATGATGACGGACGGATATCGTCGCGAGCTTCGATATAAATGAACGAGGGAGGATTTGTGATTGTAGGAGCCGGTGCAACATTTAAGGTTACAACATTGCTTTGAGCAACTCCAACAGAATTGGTCGCTGATGCGTAGTAAAAACCAGTGTCAGACACTCTGGCGTTTTGAATTGTGTATGTTGGCCCAGTACCTACCAGAATGTCAACCAAGCCTTTTTTATACCATTGAAACGTCATTGGTGTATTTCCTTGGGCAACAGCGGTCATCTCTACTTGTTGCCCTTCGGTAGCAGAGTAAGTATCTGGCGATACTGCGGCTGCTACAGTTGTAGCTGTGGACTTCTCTTGAGAAAAGATCAGTGACAGCAGGATAGCAGAGCAAAAAAACAGAGCAAATAGTATTTTGAGTGTATTTCTCATTTGCTTTTAATTCTCTTCGATAAGAGAGGTGATTTCGTTAATCTCTTTCCGAATTTCAGAAAGCTCTTGTTCGTAGGAACTGTCGTTAGAAATTCCGTACTTGAGTAAATTTCGAAGGCGGTTATCTACTTCAAACAGCGCGCACCAAGCTGCACCAGCGTGAACGGCGCGAAGATGCTCTGCCCTATCTTCCGGTAAATTAAATTCTAGGGTGGCTTTCATTTTTATTTGTTTAAAACAATGCGGTCGATGTCTTTTTTGATCCAGTCTGGCAAGCAGCTTGGCATGAATCCATGGTCAATTTCTTTTTGATGCAACAAAATTACAGTTGCGCCGAGATAAGCAAGCGAACGAACTGTTTCTGGAGCTAGGGTATAACTGTTGTCATTTGCAAAAGTGCAAAGACAGCCAACATCATCATTTAGTTCAGAGAACGCAATGATGTTTTCGTTTAGACGGTATTTGTCACATCCCATAATTAATTGTAGCTTTTATAATCGGGCCAATTGAATGACTCTTCCAGAAAAAAAGATAAGCTATTGTAAAATTTGTTTTCGTCCTCAATGCCCATACTAATATCAGAACAAGCCATCTCTTTCATAAGAGCAAGCTTCATTCGCGTCACATCTTCCATATAGACTTCCCTGTTAGTCTCTGGTTTGAAGATAGGTTGATTTCTAATTGAATGATTCATAAATTGGTAGCCGCAGCCGGATTCGAACCGGCACGCTCTTACGAGCAACGGATTTTAAGTCCGGGGTGTCTACCGTTCCACCATGCGGCCAGTTCTATCTAAGATATTATTGTCTATGAGAAGATTTTTCAATCTACTTCTGGCGCGAAAAGCTTTTACTTTTATGGTAGGTTCGCTCCATCCAGTCAAGGCGGCGATCTCCTCGCTATTTTTGTACTCAAAGTAAAACAAGCGAATTACCTTTTGGTCATTAACTTTTAATTTAGAAATAAAACTATGAATTATCTCAGAGTCTACTGAAAGACCTCTCGGAGATTCCGCCTGCTGGTCTAGAAGATTACTTTCAACAGTTTCTGCTTCAGTCTCTGACATATCTGCCCACCTGTATTCTGGCCTGCGCTTTTGATAGCGCAAAGCATCGATGCAAGTGGAGACGGCAACGCGAGAGACCCAGTGATGAAAAGGAACTTCTTTCTTGTACTGCTTCAGCCTTACGAAAACCTTTTTGTAAACTTCTTGAATTAAGTCTTCTTCTGCTGCTCGCCAAGGGCGGCGAGCCCGCACAATTTTAGTAACCATTGGCTGAAGGTATTCAACCAATTCACGCGCAGCTTCTTGGTTGCCCTTGCGAACTTTTGAAAGACAGGCTGCAACGTTATTCATGTTTTTTTTCTGCGCGATCTAAAATCTCTTGTGCGACAGGAGAAATCTCCACAGTGTTTTTTAATTGGCGGATAGCTTCTTCCGTAGAATTTAATTTGTTTTTAATTCGGTCTTCCAGAGTAGGCCATTTAGGAGATTCGTTCAAGGCTGTTTCTCCTTCAGTTCCTTCAAAAATTGTCTTACGAATGTTCTTTTAACACCCAGCATTTCAGCGATTCTTTTCTCTCCCATGCCATGACATTCCTTGAGATGAATAATCATAGTGCGGAACAAGAGATCATTTGAGTCTCGATTAGCTTGGTAAGCGGCTCTACCAGCGTACTCATATGCTTGAATTGCTGCCCATCCTTGTTCTGAGATGCTCATAATAGTCCTTTATAGATTGTTACGGGTTTGCAGTAAAGCTGCAACAATCTTTTCAGCATTCTCTTGCATAGAAGGATAAGTAAGCATATTGAAAGCTTCGCCGTGCTTCTTGATAAACTTATCCCAGTCCTTCTTTTGCTCCTGAGTAAGAGGGGTCTTTGTGGGCCGAGCCTCTCCAGCCTTGCGAATAATTTCAACCAGCTTATCTTCCATTACGCGAGCAGCAGCAGAGATATGCGCCTTGTCTGGATAAATCTCTTGGCGAATAGAGGTAGAACCATCCTTAATGTGAATTAGCCAAAAGCCATTGCGAAGCCCCTCATAAGCATAAGGGTCATTATCTGGCACGAACTTCTTACCTACCTTACGATAAAGCCGCTGATCTTCTTTGATAGAAGCTCGATGAGCTACAGGATCAGATTGAAACTTGAAGTTGAGTTGATTATAAAGCCGCTTAACTTCGTTCTTGTAATACTCGATAGTTTCTGCGTCGGTTTTAGTTTTCATATTTATTATTTCGTCCAAAGATCTATTTTATTACAGAGAATTTCATTCTCTTTGTAATACTCTTCCCATTCATCGTCTTCCATGTTTTGGCCCCATTCAAACCGTGCTATGTCTTTTAGCTGTTGCTTATTTGGTTTGAAATCTACGTAAACCCACTCATCGCTCATACAATGAGAGATTACATGAATGTTGTGTTGTTTTACTTTTTTCATTAGTCAAGTGTCAAGTTTGCCATCAATCATTCTCTTTAAAGTATTGGAATAAAGCTTTCTTTCTTCTTCTCGCCCCATCCAATAAGCGTGAGCGACAATATCTTGCATTGCTTGCTTTAGCGTTGGGCGAGCCTTGGGCAAGTCCCAATTCCAATCTACAACTCTGCAAATGTCAATCTCAACCTTGATATCTTTTGACGCTTTGACGGTAAGCCAATAATTATGTGGCGAACCAACGATTTCTTTGATTAGCTTCTCGTCGAATTTGGTCGCCATATTTTTTATTCGTAATAATACTTTTGCCCACCAAAATAGTACCTGACCCTTTTAAGCGAATCAAGATTCAAAGTGTGATACTTCAAGTCTTCCTTTTCGTATGCCTTGAGACCCTTCTTCTTTTTGAGTCGCTTGATCTCGGTTTCAGTATAATCGATAGACTGAGTGATACTGGAAACAATGACGCCATCCATCATGTCTTCGTCAACTTCGATTTTAATTTTCATAAAATTAAAGTATCTCGCCCCTTTCTCTGAGCTTAGTGGCGTTTGCCCTGTGCAGTTGTTCAAGGTTAACCTTGCTCTTGCCGTCGTAAGCAACAGCATAGTTGCGTTCAATCATCCACTTGTTCACATCAATTCCGCCTCCTGTTTGAACGTGACCCAAGATTCGGCCAAACTTATCGTCAGGATCAAGCTCTGTGCGAATGATAACTGGGCCAGAATAGTCATCAAGAACGTCAATCAAGCCTGCCAAGGCAGCTTTGCCCATAGCTTTCATCTCCTTATCAGAGGTTCTAATTTCTGGGGTGTCAATACCAGCCAAGCGGATTCTTTGCTTTTTGAGCCAAACCCCAAAGCCCAAATCAAAATCAACTTCGATTGTGTCGCCGTCAATAACCTTAATTAAATCAGCTTTGTATTCGTAAAGCATATTACTCGGCCCCTTCCATTTCTACTGTCCATTCTGTGTCGTTGTAGACATGATCCCAAAGAATCTGGCTTTCTTCTTCGGAAAGCCCCATTGAAGCAGCGATGCGATCAAAACGCTTGTCTTGCCTAAGCTGGCTCTTCAGAATCATATCCTTAAAATTCTTGATTCGCTTCTGATACTTCTTCTTGATAACGAGTTTGGAAGAGTTTTCGTTCATAATTTAATAGTTTTTAATCGGTTTTTTGGTTGGCTTGTTGTACGTAGTCGAGAAGTTCGCGGGCAGCATCAATGTAATTCGCCTTCAGTTGGTGGAACTGAGGGTCGCTGATGTCACGATAGTTGGAGTAGTGTCTGAATGCGGCATCGAAGCCTTCCGTATCAATGATAGACAAGATGCTTTCTGCATCGTGCGGGCGCATGAGATTCTGGAACTCACGCTCTTCGCGCTCTCCCATCCCGTTTTCTTCGGTGGGTGACTTTGTAATTGCAAGCACCGTCAAAGTTAAAGCTGCGCCAGCGATGAAGCTCGCGGTTATTCTAGTTACAACATCTTTCATAGAAGAAAAAGTATAAGTGTTAGGAGAAATGTCAACCGTTAATTTGAATATTCTTCAAAATGCCCCGTACCTTACAAAACGATAAATTTCCGGTCCCGATTCCATAAAGAAAGACCAGTTAGGGTAAAGAATTAAATATATGGCGCAGGGTATTGCAAAAAATGCAACAACTGCCAATGCTATTGTAAGTCTAATTGGAATTGTGATTACGCTTAAAAAAGTGTCTTTCATTTTTTATATAATAAAAACCTTGGGCTCGTTTACAATTCGATAATCTTCGTTGCAGAGGCAAACATTAGAAAAGATTGTGCTGCCAAAAGTCTTTTCAGATCCGCCAGAAAAGTGGATGTGACCAAACAAATGAAGTTTTAGCTTCAGTTGCAGAACTCTTTTTGCAAGTTCTTCGCAGCCAACTTCGTCAGGGAATCCGCGATCTCTCAGAACTGTATCGCAAATCTTATGCGGTGGGCCATGGCTAATCAGAACATCAGTATCATCGGGAATAGCTTCCCAATGCCTACGGATAGCAGAGCCGCGATTGCGGTTGAACGCCCAATTGAAAAAGGTCGGTGTTACCGGAGAACCCCAAAAGTTTACGCCATCAATACAGACGCCACTATCTTCTAAGTAAATTAGCTCTGGGCATTCTCTGACCAATGCCTTAGCGATGCCATTATTTTTTTCAAATAGAACATCATGATTGCCCGCAATGAAGATTTTATGCTTGTGGGGCATTGCATTAAACCAATGCAAGAATTTTTGTGTATCTTTTAAGTTCCCCCAAGAGCAAAAATCGCCGCAGTGAATTAAAACGTCGCCGTCTGGAATGTTTTTAACATTGAGGTGCAAGCCATGAGTATCTGATAAGGCGACGATTTTCATATTATGTGTAAATCATTTATAACAAATATATAATCATATAAAATGGAAATTAGTCAAGAGGCGGCAAAAAAATATATCTGTAGGCACTGCAAGGAAGAAACTGATGACTTTTATTCATCTGATATAAAAAAGAGCGTTTATATCTGCAAGAAATGCAAGGCGAAACAGAACAAAATTTTAAGAGATAATATCAAGCGCAAATGTGTTGAATATAAAGGCGGCAAATGTTTTGTCTGTGGCTATAATAAATTTCAAGGCTCTTTGGACTTTCATCACGTTAATCCAAAAGATAAAGATTTTGGGATAGCTACAGTGAAATGTAATTCTTTTGAGTCTTTAAAACAAGAGCTAGATAAGTGCGTTCTACTCTGCAAGAATTGCCATTGTGAAGTTCACGCTGGCTTAATTGATCTGAATAAAATTGGTAGTCCCGCTGGGATTTGAACCCAGAACCTAGCCCTTATAAAGAGCTTGCTCTAACCGTTAAGCTACGGGACGATAAAATTGGTGGTGCCAGTGGGATTTGAACCCACAACCAACGACTTAAAAGGACGCTGCTCTACCATTGAGCTATAGCACCAAAAAGTTAGTTAGTTACCACAAACATTTGGTCATACATTACGGGAACCGTAGTGTCCAATAGAAGTGTTGAAAGCATACGATTTCCAATTCCTGCCCCTTCAGAATAAATACCTTCAATGTTCTCAACGATAGAAGTGTCGCCAATCTTGCTATCATTCATAATATCTGTGAAGGTGTCACCAAACATCTCTGAAGGAATAATGTTGTCTGGAAACCGCTTGCCAGTCTTAATGCAACGAACATTGTATTCGATAACGTAACCTTTTTTCATAGTATGGGAATTGGTGGGCGGTGAGGGATTTGAACCCCCACTCAAAGGATTATGAGTCCTCTGCTTTAACCGTTAAGCTAACCGCCCGAAAGTGGCGCGAGGACCGAGAATCGAACTCGGAACCGACAGTTTAGAAAACTGTTGCTCTATCCAGTTGAGCTATCCTCGCGTTTTAAATTAATAAAAATTAGTAACGATGCCTTTTTCTTTTACCCGCTCCTTGAAATCTTCAAAGTTTTGTTTTGCAGCATTATCTCTTTCGATCTGATCGATTTCTGCCTGACGCTGCTTTTCTCTTGCTAACTTACGCATGTCCTTCTGATGCTTGCGGTCCTTCGATTCATCGTAAGTTAACGACTCCTCAAATTCCCTGCGGTACTTTTGGAAGATGTAATTATAGGTTTGGATGACGGACGTTGCGGCTGCTGAATGAGAGCTTCCTCCGCAAGAGTCGGACACCGCTTGGGCGATTGGCGTATTCTCGTCCATTTTGTTTATCGCTTAGAGTTAGCAGAGAACCGTCTTGTTTTTATAATACTTCTTTGCACGAAACAGAAAAGCTTCGTAGCGAGCAAGGATCGACATTGGGATCGGTGCAATGCACTGCTTGGCAGACCGCTCATAAGCAATCTTGAGGCCAAGCTCGGTATTAAAACGGTCGCCTGCGTTGAGGTTACATAGTGACCAACCAATCACAACGTTCTTGTTATCGTAATAACCATCAGTGATGGCGAGAACTCCGATTCTTTGATCCTTGTTATCTAGGATGTAAACGTGAAAACCTTTGTGGCGACTATTCGCCGTGTAGGAGGAAAAGTAGTCATTCGGAACCGTAGTGACTACTGGATCTTCATTTGCGATTGTGTGGAACATAGTTAGTAGGTGAAGCTAGGTTGATTTGACGCTGAAAGTTTACCCTAAAGCTTGGATTTCGTCAAGAGGGTTTTTTGCAATTCTTCGAACTTTTTTTCCGCCGTATCGCGGCAATTCGGACCAGAGAAATACCAGCCCTTCGTTCCAAAATCCTCATCCTTTGGCAAATACTCGGCTGGCTCGACTTTGACGCCTTTGATATCGTATCCGTTATGACGCTGAACGGCAACGACTTCAAAACCGCCGCACTTGGAATACATTGCGATCAAATCTGTTCGTTTGATCATCTTCATTTTGTACCCGTGGTTGGTCAGTTCTTCTGGGAGTGGTTTAAAATTCATTTTAAATATTGTTGGCTCGACTGTCATGAGCCTTTGTACAGCGTGTGATCGTTGCGACCTTGAGGCGTGCTCCAGCCCACTTGAGTTGAATGTAGCAGTCGGCGCATACGTAGCCCAAATCAACGTCCTGACGGACCTCTTCGACTTGAGGGCTAAACTGTGATTCGCAGCATTGGCAAATCACAATTGTCATTGAATCAGAATGAGCGTCTTCAGACATATTACTGCCAAGTACGGTGTTTTTCTGCGACCCATTCGCAGCCATCATATTCCATCAATACCCAATCAACGTCGGCAGGAATTTCAACAATCTTCAATACGATATCATACTGACTCATCTCTTCTAATGGCTTATCTAAACCAAGTTCAACAATTGTTTCGATTAGAATTGGGTCATCTCTTGCGATGTCTTGGCAAGAAAAATACTCGCCGTTAACAGTGAAATAATATTTTGATCCAAAAAAATTATGGGCTCTTAGTTTCTTCTCATAAGCGATTCCCTTCTTGTTCAAGAAGCTTTCGATGGCTTGGTGAGGGAGAAAGAAACCGCCGTATTCGCGGCTAATGGCGATCTTGCGTGTATTCATTTGTTTTTGAAATAGTTAGGTTTGTTAAGCAAATAGTATAAAGCAACTATAAATATAATAAAACTAATTACCGACATTAGGTGTAAAATAAAACATGGAAAGTCCCCGTTTACTTCAAGCTGAGATCCATAGCAACTTTAGCACCGCTTCTGGTGATTGGGCGGCGTACAAATCAGAAATTACCGGACTGTACTCTGCAACTGGTTATGGAGCTTCTGGCAACGCTACTTTTGGCGACTTCTCCGATCATTTAATCAGAGAGTTTAACGGCAAAATCGTAGAGCTTGGAATGCCCACTGGCTTACTAATCCAGCCCTACGATGCCGGTTATCGTTTAACAGGAATAGCTATTAGCTAGCCTTTTCCGTCTTATCCTTAACGTAAGCTGACATAAGAACACAGTAGTTAAGGATGTCTAGGATCGCATCCTCATACGTCTCGTTCTTGACTGCCAGCTTGCCGTCAGCAGCGAAGGTAGAAAGGCGAGAAACCTTATCTACGATTCGGACCAAGAACCCCTGCTCAACAGAGCAAACTCCCATCGCCTCGCAGCGTTGGAAATTTGCAAAGGGGGTATCGCCCTTGCTGCCAGCATAGTCATTGTTCTTGGTCTTCATAATATCGAACGCCTTGGCGCACAGATGATTATGATGGGCGAACAGTTGGTCGCGTGTCATTTTAATTAATTCTTAATGAGGGTGCTGCGGAACTTTTTGACCGTTTGGAAGATCGAAGCGTCGGAGTTAACCGGCATAATATCTCTAACAGTCTCGTTCTTTTCGTCCTTGTAAGCGTGAACAACAACAAGGTCTTCGTCAGTCCGGTCGGACTCTAGGCGCAAGCAGTTGGCGACCCAAGCTGCGACGTTCTCGAAAGCTATATCGTAAAAATTTACGCAAGTTTTCAAAGAGCCGTCAGCCTCAATCGACCATACTTCAAACCAGTTCTTGTTTGTCTCGATTCCCTTAGTGAGTGTAGTTACGGTATCCATTAGTTATTGGTATGAAACTCCTTGGCGCGGGCCAGCATAAAGTCGTGGATGAAATGGCGGGTTTCTCTGTCTAGCAGTCGTCCATTCTCCTGCGGCAAACCCTTAATAACCTCCTCAAAGTTTAGACCGAAACAGAGGCAGAGCCCCTTGATCTTACGGTAAATTCCAATTTCCTTGTACTTGAGGAGGGCGAAAGCCACATCAAGTTCAGTTTCGTTAGCTG